AAAGTAAGGTGCGTTCCACTTAACGATGACTTCGGTGTAATCTCCGTCAGAGTTAACAGTTTCAGGAACTACTTCAATGATACGAACAGGTAAGCTCACAGTTGTAGCCGCGGAAGAACCGAGAACTGCAACAGCAGAATTACCAGTGTCTGCATCACCAGCGTTTTGCACCAACGAAACGTTATTACCAACAATAGTGCGGCCATAGCCAGCAATCACGGTCGTGCCAGAAACAAGGGCTACCTTGAACAGCGCGTCAGGATCATCAACTACATACGCAACAATGTCGGATGCAACAGTATTTGCTGGATAGTATTGGCTAAACAGCTTGTACTTCAAAACAGGGTCTGTGTAAGACACGCCCACAAAAACGCCAACTGGAGTAGCAGTCGTAGTACCAGTCTCCTTGACCAGAACTCCATCGCTAGACAGTTTCACAACATCACCATTAAAGATCGAAGTTGCATAACCAGATGCGATAGGAATCTGACGAGTAGAACCAGCATATACCTGACCGCCAATCAAATTGACAGGCTTTAGCCCGTAAGGGGCTGAAACAGTCGGATAAGCCATGATGGTCTCCTAATTAAGTTCCATTACCAAAAGTAACCTTCGTTTTGCGCTCATTAAATAGCGGCATACGAGGATCGTTTTCTCTCATAAGGTTGTTATCTACTGATTGAATCTGTGCTTGAGTCTGGTTTGAATAGTACTCATTGCGTTCTTCGATCAATTCGACAGGAGCTTTACAAAGCATCAACCCACCAATCACCACGTTGTCTTTAAAGCGTTCATTCTCTATCGACACCATTGTAATTTCGGGATGATCTTCCGCCTTTACAGGCTCCCAACCCTCTCTGAGTTTTGAGGAAACATTTGTGGCGTCAACTTGCCCTTGCGTGCTCACTCGTATCCAGCGAAATTCATAGCCCGGCTCAGCATTCGGCGAAGGTAAAACTTCTGGCCGTGTCCAAGCCCTTTTCTGGACCGTTTTTTCACGTGTGGTCTGCTCACGATTCAAGCGATTTTCAGCCATTTGACTTCCTCATTTCTTCTGCAACCTTTTTGGCGTATAGCTCCAGCGGTACCCCAAGTCTTTTCGCGATAGCTACCTGTGTTTGCGTTAACCTAACTTTCTTAGGTGCTGTGCTCCGCGTAGCGGGTGCAACCACATTTGACTGTCGCCTAGGCTTTGTGCCCTCTGGCTCTGGTTCAGCATCCTCGAACTGATCGGGGAATACTTTGCGCATACGAGAATTAATTGTCTCGTAGTATTCATCACTTCTCGGATCAACTCCCTGTTTGACTAACTTATTGTGCAACCCGTAGGCGTAAGCTGTCATTTCGTCGTCTGACCCGAACCATATGTTCTGTTCTGCCCATTTTACCGCCTTCTCATCTGGAGTGGGGGGTGGTGCGGAACGTTCGGTTACTTCATTTTTTACAGGAGTCTCGTTTCCCTGTAAAGGTGGTAACTTAAAATTATTTACGCGGTCGAGCTTGATCCTAGCGGTTGTTAACGTTTCTTGTGCCGTAACAACAGCATCTGAGTCACCGGACTCATACGCGTCTTTATATGCTTTTTTAGCGGATTCCATTTCCGAGAGCGCATTGCGTTTTGCTTGCTCTAGCAGGGCTGATTGGTTTTTGCCCACGGTTCCCTTCAGCTTCTTGTTCTCTTCAACAAGTTGCTGAGCAAGGCGTTCTAGCTCTTGCCGCTCACGTAGCGCCTGTTCTTTTGCGCGCCGTTCGTCATGGTAGCCCTTACTAAAATGCTGGATACGCTTGCGAACTTTTTCGGAATAGTCCTCTAGTTCTTCATCAGTAACCTCTTCAGGCGGATCAGAGGGTTTCCGCCCCCGATCAGCTTTCGGCGTATCGTCAACCACTTCAATTTCATAGTCACCGTCATCGTCAGCCATTTCAGGCTCATCAGATTTAGTCTTGCCTTCAGGGGCTTTAGCCTTTCCGCTAAGATCAATCTCAACGGCACTGGAACCCTCAACTTCGATACCAGACTTTTTATCTTCTTCATCGGGGAAACCGTATTCAACTTTCTGAAATCCCATCTCTCATTCCTCACGCACGCGTAATTCCACGCGGATCACTTACCACAGCTTCGATTGAGTCGTCATTCATTAGACGATACTCAACTCCACCAACCTTAAATCGTGTGCCCGTGTTCATGCGGAACATCACGTAGTCCCCTACTTTGCACCAAGGTCCGTTCGGAAACCGATCCTGATCCGTATAAGCTTGAGCGCCCATGTCGAGTACTAATCCGATCATTGACATGATTGAGTCTTGAATTTGAGTTTGCGCGGCTTTAATTAACCCGCTATCACCCCACGTTTCCTCAACTTCAGGCATGGCAACAAGTACCCGATACCCTACAGGCTTAGGAAGTTGTTGCTCAAACTCGTAATCAGTCAGTTCTGCTTGTTCTGCAACTTCAGTCATCGTCATCCTCCATCAGATGATTACGCAAGAGATCAGCGGAATGGCTTTTCGCCGTTTCTAATCCCCGAATTAACCCAAAAACTTCACGGTATTGGGCGTAGTCTTTTGGACCACCAGACTTTAAAAAGTCCACTGCTGACGAGACTTGCTCGTCGATTTTGTCATTCAGCACGTCTAAGACGGTCTTTGCCATGTGTTAACCCTTTTTCGGTTGGTTCATCATCTTAAAGAGTTCAAGATCCAACTCGTTGTCCGCTTTCCGCTTCTCCGTAGCCAGCTTGACTCCCTCCTTCTGGGCATCGATTGCCACTTCTTGTTGGTCAATCTTGAGCTTCTCCGCTTCCAGAGTCGCATCGACCATATCTTTCTGCATCTTCCGCTGTTGTTCTGCCTGACGGAGTTGCATATCCATCTGGTCTTTCGCGGCTTTACGCTGTACTTCTTGCGCCTTGACCTGCAACTCTTGCTGTTGGAGCTGGAACATCGGGTCTTGTGCTTGCTGTTGCGCCTGTTGTTGTGCGGCCTGTTGTTGGTGCGCTTGTGTTAACTGTTTGCCCGCGTCGGCGACCAGACGTGAGAGCTGTACTTCGATCTCTTCTGGTAACTGCTCGTTTGGTGCAGGCAGTGGTGCGCCCAACCTCTCTTCGATTTCCTTTCGGTACCGGAACCCAAGGTGCTCGGCGATGTGTGCTTGAAGTGAGGCCATGATCTGCTTGGCCTGTGGATTCTGTCCGATCATCTGAGCAATCATTGGGTCCTGTAAGAACGCCATATGGGTCGCAATATGTGCATCGTGGTCTTGGTAGATAAACGCTTTCATCGGCTTGCCGATCAGCGCATCCATGTTCTCGGAGACTGGGTCGGTTGGCTTTGCGTCTTCCTTGGTTGGAACTAACTTGTCCGCGTTCTTAACCCCCAACACCTCGATCATCTGACGGTGTAATTGCGGTAGGTCATAGATCTGCGGAGCGGACTGAGCCATCTGCAACACTGCTTGGTACTGTACTACTCGTTGCGCCATTGTGGAGCTGTTCGGATCAGAAACGGGAATCACGTCGACCATCATGTAGTCGGCTTGCCGTGCGCTGATCTCTCCTTTTACTGGCTCATACTCATAGTCCGCGGGGGCATACTCAGCCATGATCGCTTTGAGCATCTTAAACTCTTGCTTCATGGCGTAGTGGACCCGCGCTTGGACCGCCGCCATCGGCTTCAGAGTCCGCTCTAACAGTGCCAGTGTGGTGCCCACAGGTGCATTCGCCGACATATCAGAGATGTTCATATCGCTGATTGCGCCAAGCCGCCGCCCTTCTTGGGTGATCCGATCCAACAAAGTGAGCAATGTTTGCGATGGCTCTTTATATGGAAGTGGCATGATATTGTCGCGAAGCGCGCCTGACGGCACGTCCACGTCTTTCCACTCGCCCGGCTCGTGTGGAGTATCGTCGCCTTTTGTCCGCATCCCGCGGGTCTTGAATCCGCCCGGTAAGTTAGCCAGTGTGCCCGCGTCTACTAGCTGGCGAATGATGGAGGTTCCCGCACGGGCGTAGCCACCAATAATGTGAATCAGGCCAAGGCCATAGAAGTTGAACCCCGGTACATAGACGTAGTGCACAAAGTGTTGACGCTTCAGCATCAAAGGATCATCGGGGTTCCAGTTTCGGCGTATTGACAGCACTTCCCCTGTGCCACGCTCAATAGTCACGACGTACGGCTTTGCGATCTCAATGTCGCCTTCTTCCTCATCCAACTCATCAATTACGAGGTCCGCATGAACCTCATAGACGGCGAAACGATCATCATCAGTGAGTGTAAACCCACCTTCCTCGGCCTTCTTCTTTTCAATATCTGTGTGGAACGCCTGCGGATCACCGAGGTCAACCTCGCGATAGAACCCACTGGCTTGAAGTTTTGCTAACTCGTTCTTAGTCTTACGCATGATGTGCGTAACGCGTTCTGCGGTCTCAATATGTGAT